GCTACCTGAAAGAATCTTTTTAGTGAATGTTGCCATGTCTCTCCTATATTAAGCGAATACCTGTGAACCTAAAACTAACTGGTCGCTGTCACCAGTAACACCACTAGCAGGCAAAACAGCCCAAGCAGCATCAGTACCGTTAGAAGTTAGCACATAACCGTTAGTGCCGATAGGGATTCGGGCAACTGTAGGTCCAGAACCCATTGTCAACAAATCACCACGAGTGGTCATCGTCGATGCCAAAGTGTTCGCTTCGTCAGCGTCAGTTGCTGTGAAAACTGGGTAGCAGGTAGCGCCTGCGTTATGTGAAGCGGCAGTAGTGCCGTCAACGCCACGAGTGATAGATGAAAGCGATGAACCTGTTCGTGAACCTACCAAAACTTTTTCTTCGGTAGCCAAACCTGGGTCAATCACCATGAAGAACGGACCAGTAGCGGTGTTATTCCACGCTGTTACAGTTCCTGTAAGAAGCGCTGTTGTGTCACCAGACGTGATAGCGTTCGTTAACGTACACGCTGGCGCCGCACCCGCATAAGACCGTCTAGTAACTGCTGCCATCTATACTCCTAATCTTGAACCGAACGCATTGTAACAGTACAGGTTCCTTCCAAATCCCAGTTTTGCTGGTATCCGTCTATCACCTGAAATTCTAAATCTTCAACTACCACAGAATACGTTTCCGTGTTCTCTTGATAGTTTACCACTATAGGGTTTGTTACCAAATCCCGTAGTGCTTGTAGTTCTGATTCTACATCAAAATAGTATTCGGTGTCATGTACCCTGAGGCGGTGGTGCATGAGGATTGGGACACGGAAAACTTGGCTTCGGGCTGGGGATGCGTATGCTCTAGCCATCCAACGGGTTAGGGTTGGTGCTGTTGTCGCTGACCCTCTAGCGAGAACTAGTTTGAATTTGGCTTCAATGAATTTGGCTTGCGGACCTGTCGCAACCGATTCTGTGGTTAGCGCTTTTTCGTGGGGGGTCATCGATGTGTAGTCGCCCGAATCTGACGATATGTATGGGGTGACTGTGCCGTATAGGGGGGTGGTTCGGATGTCGAATTTGGCTACGAATTTGCGGTCTGGGATACCCCAACGGTAGATGCCTGTAACAATTTCTCCTTGTGTTACATAGTTCGCTGTGTCTTCCACGTAGACACCTGCGGCTGATACTGCGAACACCCGTTTGTTATCGTAGGTGGCGCATGATAGCACGTTCGCTGTTGATGTGTGCATCAAATCTGATGCGTGCGCTGGGGTGTTTGTTGCGATAAATGTTGATAGGTCTAGTCTGCCTAAACCTGTGGATGTTGTGTCGTATTGTGACCATGTGTACCACACGTATTTGTCTTCGGCTGTGAATGATACGACGTCGCCTGTTGTTGGGATTAGTGCACCTGCGGTGAGGTTCCCTGCGCTGTCTGCTGTCGAATATCGGACACCTTTGTTTGTTCCGACGATGATTGCACCTAAGTATCCGTAGATACATTTTGGTATTTCGCCTGTTGGTAGTTCTAATGCGACTACTGGTTGGTCTAGTACGCCTGCGGATGTGATGGTGATTTTGTAGATTGCTCCACGGTCTCCTGAGTATCCTGCGACGTAGATGGCGCTTTGACCTGAAGCGAAACTTATCCAGTTCCATGTTGATATCGGGTGTGCGTAGTCGTCGCCACCGATGTTCCCTGATGGGTCATAGTAGAGGTCTGGGGCGCCGCTGGCGGTGTTGCCGCTGACCATTAAATGTCCTTTGACGAAATCAACATAATAAAGTTCGTGACCGTAAGCGACGTTTGATGCGGTGTGGGTGGAGTCAACTTTCCATAATCCGTGTGTGGATGTTAAACCAGCGTATGTTAGATAAACGTTTGTGCCGTCTGATGCGATGTCTCTTGGGGTGAGCGCAGGCAAACCTGTTACCGATGTCCATGTTGGTGACGCTGCGAACGGGTTGGATGAGTAGCGGACAGTTTGCCCATCTAACATATATAGTTCGTTGTTTGCTACGACCACTTGCAGGTTTGTGTTCGCTGACGAATAAGATTGCTTTGTTGCGTTCAGTAAAGTTAACTGTCCCTTTGTCCAAGGGTTCACGCCTTTGCTTGAGAAGTAACGGTAGTCTTGTGCTTCGGCTGTGTCAGCATACTTTTGACCTGCACCGAAATGCCATGATGCTTCACCTCGACGCCACAGTCCTTGCGGGTTAATTGCTGCTTCGCCTGGGCTTGTTGATTGGTCTACCGAATCTCGAACACGTGGCTCGAAACCTCTAGTGAATGTTCCCGCTTTTTGGTCGATTAGGTATGGTCTGCCGTTGATGGCAATTGGGAAGATATCTGGTACGAGTTGTGTTGTTGTTCCACCTGCGAAGAAACGTGGCGCTGGATAGAACGCATCGGTGAAACGAAGTAATGTCGCCACCGTTTAATCCTTAGATAAGAAAGTTGGGTATGCTCTCGCTAGACGTGCTGCTTCTGCTTGGATACGGTCACGACGCAACCTGATAAGACTTGTGATGCTGTTAGCGACAGCACCCATAGAGACTTCTTCTGCGCGGCGTGTGTCTCCTTGTGATTCTGTGAAGTTGCGTTTAACTTCTCGTGGTGACATCAACCGTATTTGTGCGCCTAAAGCAACAATGTCTGTGACTGTTTCTTGTACACCGCATCCGCTGTTGATGTCTGTTGCTTCTGTGGCTGCTGCTGTGTATGCGGCTTTGTAGACGACACGTAGACGCCCTGGGAATACTGCTTGGTCGAAACGTAAAGCGAACCCTGATGGGAAGTCGTCTGTTGGTAGGTCGCGGATGAGACGGATTTTGCGGGCAATAGGGTAGTCGTCTGTCATGTACCTAACTGAAACTGTTAACAAATCTATGATACTTGTCACATTGGTTAGGTCTATCATTGCGTCAGAACCGTTGTAGTCGATGTTCAAAGTTTTCACTTGGAACAGTCCGTGCATCGGTGACGATAAATCTGATAGTTCGTCGTTAACTGCTTCCAATATTTGTGCCCGAGGGAACCTTGGGTTGATGATGATTACAGCACCAGCGGTGTGTGCTGCGGCTGTTGTGTTGTTGAATCCTCTTTGAACTGTCAACGTTTTTGTTGCTACATCTGTCGCCCAAATGTACATGAGTTCTGAATCTATTTCACAAACCTGACCAGCACGTAATCCTTCCAGCGGGTAGTCAACTACAACACTCGTACCCGAAGATGTGAGTGTTGTAGTTAGTTTATTGCGGGCTTCTACCGTTCCTGATAAAAGTTGTCGCAATGTCCTATCAATGACTACTGCTGTTGTTGTCATTTACTTTTTCTTTTTAGCCTTTTTCATTGGTTTGCCAGTTTTCTTGGCTTCCATTTTGGCAGCCATTTTACCCTTTTTAGTGTAAGGGAATTCTTTCTTTCCTACCATTGGCATAACGGTCCTTTCGTTAGTGAGATAGAAAGATTACCATAATCAGCAATCCCATTTACGTAAAGCCAAAGCCTTACGTGTTGGTCTGCCTTTCGAATCTTTCATAGGTCCTGGCATACCACCCATGCGAGCGCAAAACGATTTGCGGCGTGCCGCTGCTTTAGGTGATTTCTTTGCTTGGGCTGCTGACACGGGTGGTTTCAGGTTCATGCCTTGCGCTTTGGCTGATGCACGACCTTTAGCGTTGAGTCCGCCCGCAGGATTTTTTCCTTCTTTGCGTTGCCACGCTGGTGTTTTAGCCACGGCTTGCCCTCATATTGTCAATCAGGTTTGGGTATGGTCGCCCTGCTTTTTTCGCTGCTGCTTTCGCTGCCGCTTTTTTCGCTGGGGAAAGTTTCTTAGATTTCTTGTTAGGGTTCTTAGTTTCCCATACAGGTTTTTTCATGGTGTCTCCAATAGGTCGCCTGAGTTCTTTAAAGCGTTTTTCACATTCAATACTACACGGTGTTTAACGCCAGGTGCCAAATCTATGCGATGGTCCCCGATGTCTGCACGGACACGGCGTTTAACTTGAATTTCACAGATTGGCTCTAACGGTTTCCATTTGTTTGGCACAGTTTTTTCGGATGGTTTAACTATCTGTAACAGTTGTTTTGCTGATGTGTCCCAGTTGAATGCTTCTGTTTGTGGTGCTGTTTGTTCGGCTTGTTTACGGTATTTGTCACGGTTGTTGTAGATGTCTTTGATGGCTTCGGCTATTGCTTCTTGGTCTGGTTCGTCCCAGTCGCCCATGTTTTGCCATACGCCTTTGGCTGTTGGACCACTTGTGGTTGGGATTCTGTGGGTGGCTAAATCTGCGCACTCTTTGTGACCGTGAGCGTCGGACAGGATAGTTGGGATACCTGATGAGATTGCTTGTAGGGGCATCAGTCCGAATCCTTCGCCTCTGGATACGGATATGAATGCGTCGGCGGATGATACCAGGTTTCGTTCTTCTTCGACGGTCATCCATTGGCGGTGAACTATGACGTTCGGGTATTCTAAATCGTTTGGTGCGAACAAATGTGGTGGAACTATTTTGATATGTAGTTCTGCGTCGGGTAACTGGAGTTTGTTGAATACTTCTAGTACGACATCTAAACCTTTGCGGAACCATTCGGAGCCGCCGCATAATAGTTTAAACTTTTTGTTTGGTTTATGTGGTTGCGGGTACCAGATGGTGCGGTCTACTGCGAGTGGGATAACCCGAACGTTGTCGTGGTAGTCGGAGAACAGTTCCCAGTTATGTAAACTTGGTACTAGAACTGTTTTGAAACTGCTCAAGTATAGAGAGAATTCTGGTGGTAGCCAGTTTGTTTCCCACATTGTTAGCAGGTGGGCAACTTGTTGTTTTTGCCAGCCTTTAATCATGTTTGGTCTTAAGGCGAAAACTGTGTGTTCTGCGAAGTCGTCGAACGTGACGTGTTTAGATAACGCTTGACGTAAACCTTGAACCATTTTGCCGTAACCAACTTCGGGTATGTTTACGCCGACAAGGTTTAGGTATTTGGTAGGATGCCCGTTTCCACTTGCCATGATTCCTGCGCCCGCCTTTCTACTTCTGCTGCGCCGTCTATGCGTTTTGGTTGTAGACCGTTGGCGCGTAGCCGTTTGTATGCGGGCATATCTTTTTTCCAACCTCGTTCGGTTGCGTTAACTTGTGCGACTTTGGCGCCACGTGATGTGGTGCTGTTTGTTGCCATTCTGATTCCCGCTATTCTGCACCCGAAACATCCTTCGACATCTAGGTTGGGGTGTGTTTCCCTATGTTTCACGTAATGTAACTCCCGTATCCTGCGGCTGTTAACGCCGCTGCTTCCTCTGTAGTTATTTCGTTGCCGTGTCCACCATAATATGTTTTTGTAACTGTTGTCATATCTGATGGTTGTTTGTCTGTGTACGAGTTGTTTGCTAATAGATAGATGTTTTTGCCGCGGGGCGACGGCGGGATGTGTGTTCCTAGTCTGTTTGCTCGGCGTTGTTCTTTGGCTAAGTATTGTCCGTCCATGTATTCCCCGACGATTACGGGGATAACTAGGTTGTCTGTCGGTGGATTAAATGTGGGCATTATGTGATGCTCGCTCCGTATCCTGCTGCTGTTAGTTCTGCTACTTCTGTGTCGTCTAAGAAAATGTCGTGACCACCGTAATACACTTTTGCTATTAGTTCTGGTCTGCGTGGGTCTGTTATCTGGTAGGTGTTGTCTGTCAGTTTATACAGGTTGTATGCTCTGATTCCTTGCGGGGTGTGTGCGAACAGTTTGTCTTCGCCTTCGGCGTATCTTGTTGCGAACGCATATGTTGACGTGTTTGGTACACGGAAAATATGTGACTTAACCCAACTAGCCGTGCCTGTACCCGTACCTGAACCTGTGGCTGTGCGTCGATTGATGCGTGCCCCAACACCTGTTTGTGTGCCTGTACCCGAACCTGTAGCGGTACGGATAGATGTCAACAACCAGACACCTGTGCCTGTTCCTGCGCCCGAACCTGTGGCAGTTCGGACACTTACAACTATGTCGACACCTGTACCAGACCCGACACCTGAACCTGTAGCGGTGCGAACAGGGATGAGCACCCCAACAACTGTTGCTGTGCCTGTGCCTGAACCCGTGGCGGTTCGTGGTGCGATATGCAAACCTGTCGAATCGAAAGTGCCAACGCCTGAACCTGTGGCGGTGCGGACAGCAACAACGATACGTGTCGCAGTACCTGTGCCTGTACCTGAACCTGTTGCTTGGCGTTGACGCAAAACATTCGCCAAAGAAGAAGCAGTACCTAAACCTGAAGCGGTTGCGGTAACAGTAATAACTGCACGAACACCAAGATAGAAACGACCACCCGTAAGATACGGGAAACTAAAATCGGTGAGTTGACCTAAACGTGTTTGTGATGCGCCATGCGCCACAGATGATGTGCCATCACCAGCGCCCGTCGCTGTGCGTGTAACTACACGAAAGTATGTGCCACGATAAAACGGGTGTGTATCAACAAACGGTTCTACATAACCAGTAACTGCTGTTTGTGCCATAGGGTTTACCCCCTACGACTAATCGAGGGACAGCGTAAGGGAAGTAATCTGAAAAGTATCGCCAGCAGTAACAGCCGCAGACGACGACAAAGCACCAGTCCACAAAGCATTACCTGAAGTAGAAGCATCCCACAAAGACCAATGCGTGATTGTTTCTGTAGCCGCAACGTTAGTCCATTCAAGGGTTGCATTGGTCGCAATAGAACCAGAAGACGCAGCCGCCCAAGAAGCCGCCTTACGTGTCGTTTCTGATGCAGCGTTTGATGTTGCAGCCTCACCAGGGTCGCCTGTATGAAGTTTCACATAAACAGTTGTTGGCATAGTCCAAGCGGCTTCGCCTGTTACATGGTCAAGAATTTTGTTTTCAGCGTAGTTCGAAATAGACATATAAACCTTTCAACGTGATGAGTATAGCAAAAGCAAAAGCCCCCCGCCGAAGCAGGGGGCTGTCGCTTATTAAGTGCTACTAGTTAGAACCGATTGATGATGCCGATTCGATTCGACGAAGCGAAGCCTCGCGGAAGCGACCGTAGCCACCAAGCCAGTACCAACCAAGCGGTTGGAGACGCATCAAAATGTCGGTCACGTTGCCGCGAACGATTTTTGGTACAGCGCCGTTGCCGTCTTGTGCGCTAAATGCCTTAGCAAGAGCCTGACGACCCATGATGTGTGTGCAGTACACGTCGATGGTTCCAGTTGTGCTGGTTCCGTTCGATGCGTCAACAAACTTCTTGGCTCGTGGTGTCTCAATGAAACGTACCGACTCAAACAAGCCGATTTCGCCATTGTAGATACCCTCTGGGTTTACGTAGTTTGCTGGTGTGCGCCATGCTGCTGCGTCAGTTGCCGAACGGAAGTCGTACGACACGTCTGGGTGGATGAAACCAATGTAAGAACCGTTGAAGGTTGCTACGTTGGCTCCACGGAGTTGTGCAACAACTTTGCGAACGTCATCAGCGGCGAGTACGTCGTCTGCTGATACTGATTCGCGGCTTGTTGGGGTTGTTGAACCGCCTGTTGCGTAAACAACGTTGGTTCCGCCAGCGAGAACGTCACGGACAACTTGGTCCATTGAATCGCCTGCGTTGTAACCAATGATGTTTGCTGCTGCTGAGTCAACATCCAAGAATGCTGTTCCGCGCAGTTTTGCGGTTGTTACTACTGCGTTACCGTATTCGTTCAGAGTTACAGTTACCTGGCTGTCTGAGAGCGCTGTTGGTGTTACGTCAGTTACTTCGTTCAACGTAGATGTCGCTGCTGCGATGTCTGCGAAGATGGTGAATGTGACACCAGTTCCAGGCATTGCCTGTTGGACTGGTTGTACGTCTGCTGCCTGGTCGAACAGGAGTTCTGAACGCAATGCGAAGTACGCAAGACGGTCAAATGCTACCTGGTCTACTGACAGAGACGAGAGTTGTGTTTCGCCTGCCATGATTATTTATTCCTTTGGTTTTGAGGGGGTTATGGTAATTGTGATGCCCGTGCCTCAGCCAAGATTTGGTCTACTTCTTGTGGCGACCTTGCTTCGTTTAACCTTCGATTCCAGTCAACTGGCGGTTGTGCTGTTTGGCTACCTGCCGCAAGTTTCGCGGTTCGTTGCCAAGCCTGCGTTTCGCTCGGTGTTGGTTGTGAATCTGGGGGACTAATCAATTGCGCCTCTACAGCAGCCTGACGAATTGCTTCTGGGTCAAGTTCGCCGTCGTATGCTTTAACGAAATATTTTGACATCGGTTGAAGCGGGTCGATACCTGCTATAACAAATGCTAATTCTCGTTTTGCTGACTCGGCTTCCGCTACTTGCTTTCGCAGTTCTGCGGTTTCCTTTTCCAGTTGCTTC